CGGTGAACATATCATTCACGACTCCGATCGTGAGCAGATCAAGTTCCGAGAGGGACAGCCCGATCTGCACACATCGGAGAAGGAAGAGGGGCGTTGTCATCGGGCGGTCAGTTTTGCGATGTTTTTTTTAGATTCCGCCTGCGTCTCCACGTTGAGTCCCCACAGTTCAATGAGCTGCGGCAGCACCTCGTAGATGGAGAAAGTGTTGAAGGCTTCGAGCCATTCATCGGGATTGTCCGGCACGTTCTCCGGATCAGCGTGTTTTGCCATGATGTATGCGATGTTCTCGAACACCTCAAGGCTCTCGATGTCGAGGGTAGAACCTTCCTCGTCGCCTTCCTGTACGGAGGTCTGAAGGGCAGCGAAGTCCTTGTAGATGTCCCTGCGAAACTTGATACGGTAAAGGCGAGGCACAGCAGCACTCGCCTTGAACGGAACCTCGATACCGTCAACGGTGATCGTCTTTTTAATAGCCATGCTGTACCTCCTTACTCATTTGCGCTGCCGGACTTGGTCGATGTGGAACGAGTGCCGGTGCTGTTGTTGGTTGCAGCAGTCGGCATATAGACAGCGTTGTACCAGTTGTCATAGGTGGTCTGGTCAGTGCTCTCGCAGGTCTTGGACTTCACCAGACCGTTCGGCAGCGCCGATGCCTTGAGGGAGAGCTTTTCCGTCTTGACGCTCTTGCTTTCCTCCGTGGTCTCACCCTCAGTCGCAGGACGGGATGCAGAGCAGCAGTAAAGCACATGGCGGATGTGGTTCTTGTCTCCGTCAAACTCGAACATGAGTGCGAACTGCGATGTCTCCGCATCGTTGCGCTCCACCAGAACGCCCTTTGCATCAAGCTGTTCACCGAGAATCGCAGTTGCAAAGTCGGTCGTGATGAGTGCAACCTCCAAATCGCCGTCGTAGCCTGCGTTGTTGTTGATGACATAATACACGCTGTTGTCAGCGTAGAAGTTCTCGTTTTCGCCGTTCGCATCAATGCTCAGGGAAACTGCACCGGGCAGACGCACAGGCGTTGCAAAGGTCGGAACGCCGTCATCGCTCCATGCCGTGATCTTCGCCCAATGCACCTTATTCAGACCGAACTTCACCTTGTTTTTCTGCAGTGCCATTGTTATACCTCCATTTCGTATAAGACCTCGTAGAGCTGTTCGCTCTCGATGTAGGTTTCCGTTTTCGTGTAATAAATATTGTGCTGCGTCAGCACTTCCTCCACACGGCTTTCCGTTTCGGGCGACTTTTCATCGGTATACAGCTCCACATCAAGCTGCTTGAAGCTGTGATACATCAGGTTATCCGCGCCGAAGGTATCCTCGCCGGGTGAGAGAAAAATAACAAAGGGCGGTTTCGGAGACTCGCCCTCGGCAAAATGATGATAGGCGAACGGCATCCCGATCTCCTGCATCATTTCATTGATTTCTTCATAGGTCATGACAGCGCCTCCTCGATAAGCTGCGTGAGCATTTCCTCGCCATGCGCTTCCGCAGGCGCGATATGCGGCTTGCCGGATACACGTCCGCCGTTTCGTTTTGCATGACCTTTTTCAAGCAGGTGCGCAAGCTGGTAGCGGTCTTTCGAGTGAACGGTCATTTCAAGAGAATGGCTGTTCTCCTTCGTTTTCTTGGTCGTCCAGCTCTTGCGATACTTGCCGCTGCGCTTCGGAGCATTGGCGGAGATTTCCTTCTTGACGGAGGTTGCTGTCTTTTTCACAGCAGCTTTCATAGCGGTATCGGCAAGGTCTGCATATTCCGTCAGACCGCGCATGATCTCCGCAGCCATATCGTCAATCGAAGTCATCCTGCTCACCAGCCTTTCGTGTACCTGCCGTGATTTTCATATAGTCGAGCGATTTATAATTCGGCAGGACACCGGAAATATCATACACCAGACCACGGAAGCGCAGCTTGTGCGTCGTGGTATTGATGCGCTTGGTATCAGGTGTCTGCCGGACAGTAAATTCCAGCGATACGACTTCCTGCGTCACCCCAGCCTCGGTTGTTTCCGTCGAGGTTTTCACGGACACGGCAGCCCAGCAGGAGAAAACTTCCTCCCACCAGGCTTTGTGGTTGCCGATGCCGTCTATCTTCGTGCTGTGTTCCAGAAAGGCGATGCGCTGATTCAGCGTTCCGATCTCCATCAGATCACCCCTTCACGCTGCGCAAATAACAGCGACCGGAGCGTGAGCGTCAGCTTGTGGTAGTCAGCACCGTTGCGGTTCTCATAGAGGTAAGAAACAGTATACAGCATAGCCTGCCGGGTGGTTTCCTCATTGACCGCAAGTGTCTGCTCGTCCATTCTGCCGACGTCCTGCACCAGTCGCTTGGCAGTGTCGATCAGCGAGAGGATGAGCTTGTCATCCTCTGTATGATCCACACGAAGATAGTTTTTCGTCTCAGCCAGAGTGATCATGCACCGCTGCCACTCTTGACCTTCAGCGTCTTGACTGCCTCCGGAAGAATGAGCTTGCCGTCAAGACGCTCCATTGCAAGGAAGCCGACCTGACCGGTCATGGCGAACAGCTCATTCAGGCGCTTGAAGGTACGACCGGAACGATCAGCGATCCAGTAATAGCTGAAATCGCCGAATGCCATACACTTCTTGCCAGCGCCGATCTCCGGAACATAGCTGGAAGTCTTGTAAGGACGGTTGAGGATCGTATCGGGAACACCTGCTGCAACAGAAGGCTGCCAGATGTAGTTACCGTTGCCGTCCTTCAGCTTGCGGAGTGCCTTGACCGTAGAATCGTTCAGCACCCAGACTGCCTTCTTGCGGTACGGGCTGCGGAGCGAATAGAAAAGCTCCATCACATCATCGAAGGTAATGCTTGCGCCTGCGGTAGTCGCGCCGTCCTGTGCGCCGCCGGTTGCATTGAAGATACCGGTAGGCTTACCGGTGCCGTTGCCGATGAAGAAGGCTTCCTCCTCCTTTGCACCGATTCTGCGGGCAAACTCACGGGCGATATAGGACGGAAGGTCGAACACGCTGTCATTGAGAAGCTCCTCGGAGATCTTGATCGCCGTGCCGAGCTTATATGCGGAGAGCGATGCCTGACCGAAGGTGTCATCGGAAAGCGTGTACTGCTCCTCCTCATCCATCCAGACCGCATCGCCCTTCGATGTGACGATCGGAATCTTGCGGTCGCCGGAACTGGTCTTGATGACGGTTGCCATCTGGCGGAAGATGTTCTCCTCCTCAAGCGCCTCGATGAGCTTGCGCTCGAATTCATCCGGCACAAGATAGCCGCCCTCGGTGTCCGTACCGACATGAAGATCGTTGCGGACATCGATCCAGTTGCGGTTGCGGATGCTGTTCCAGAAGGCATCGCTGTATGCCGCCGATGCGGTTCCGGTCTTTTCCGGCTCAGTATTCTGCGCAGCGGGTGTGGTGAGAATCGGTGCAGATGTTGCCTTCGCCATATCCGCCTCGATCTCTGCCTGACGCTCCATGCGCTGGATTTCCTTGCCGAGGTTCACGATGGTTGCTTCCATTGCGTCATAGGTCTTGCTGTCCTCCTCGGAAAGCGTACCGTCAGCCTGACGCTTGCTGTCGAGGAAGTCGCGGGCGGTATCCCACGCCTTCGCTCTCTTTTCACGAAGTTCCTGAATAGTCATTATACATACCTCCAATCAGTATTTCAGAAGATTCAGCCGACTCATCAGCTGATCTACGGGTGTACCTTTGTGTTCCGCAGAGACCTTCTGCATCAGGCTCTGCATGGTTGCTGCACGGGAATAGGACATTGCCGCAAGGTTATCCTTTTTCGGCTCGTCCTCATCCGGTGTATCTTCATCGGGCTTATCATCCTCGTCCTGCTTCGGCTGCGGCTGACCGCTTGCGAACAGAATACCGTCCACCAGTCCGAGGGACTGTGCCTTTTTCGCATTGAGCCATGTTTCCTCGTCCATCATGCGGGCGATCTTGCTGCGGCTCAGACCGGACTTCTCCTCGTAGGCATTGATGATGCTCTCCTTGACCTCGTCCAGAAGCTCGATGGCTTTCTGCATCGCTTCCTTATTTCCGAAAGCGACCGTTGAAGGATTATGAATCA